CATCTGCATGATTGATAATCATGTGCGTAATGACGGACATGAATTTTGTTATACTTACTAAAATATCTAAAGCTAAATTTGAAAAGGCAGCAAAGACGTCCCAAGGCGACAAGCGCATAGGGACATCAATGCCGTCTTCTTCAATCATCTATTACTTAGCGCCTGGGTTGGTACCTTTTGTACCTGAAGGTTGTGCTGAGTATTTAATTGTTGATGCTCCTGGCTTTGTTGCTGCTGGCATCGCTTGGATGTTTGCTGACTTGTAATTTACGCCAGAATGTCCGCCTTGATTAGCAGGCTTTGGGACTGAAGTCGTAAGACTTGCCTTTGTCATTGGTGATACTTTTGCCATTTTGGTTCTCCTATAGGGAATTGGTTTGAACGTCAGTAGTACTAGACTGCCGTTCTCCTGAGGATGCCAGCTGAAAGGTTGGCAGCACCAGAAGATGAAAGACCTGCAAGCAGGGTTTGTAACGCTGGACGTCCACCAGGAGCCATACCTTGTTGGCCTGGGGCTACGCCTTGCATACGACCAGAGGCTTCTAGACCAGCTGGTAACTGAGGTTCCCCAGAGGGAGCCTGACCTGGGGCGCCTGGCGCCTCACCAGCGGCTGTAGCCATCTCTGGGGACATCTGAGGTTCTGGCTCTGGCGCAAATGCTTCTGCAACCACGTCTTCGATAGCGTCGCCTTTTTGGCGACCATGAATGACCATAGCCATTGAGCGTAAAACCTTAGAAGGATCTTGTCCTTGTGATGCCATAGCAGGTAGCGCTTGCGCGTATCCTGCAACTGCTTGAATCAAAGCATCGCGTAGTTGTTCTACTTCAACCTTTTCTTCTTCAGCAGTAACGTTCATTTCCCAAGGCATCTGGCGACGTAAGAAGTCACGAGAGATTAACTTATCTCCACGTGCTTGCAATCCGAATACCAATGCACGGTTAGGATCAAGACCAGCCATAAGGCCATAAGTAACATCACAGTAATAATCGCCGTCAATGTCCTTCTTAGGTGTGTAGTTAAGTTCATACGCTGCGCCAGCATTGATGCCGCGTACTTCCTTAGTTACATTTCCAAATAGTGTCTCATCCATCTTGAAGCATAGGTACATGACCTTGCGGAAGGCTTCAGCGAGTACAGCTTGCGCTGTCTTAACCTGAGTATCAAAGCCACCCATGAGTGCCTGTACGCCACGACCAGTGACGATAGAACCTGATTGCTGTCCTAGACGTCCTTCTGGGTAACGCGCACCTGTGCGCATTTCTTGATCTAGCAGTGCGTTCTCTTGGAAGATTCCGTTAGGAATGTTTAGATCAACACGACGGATTTTTTCTGGGTTAGCAGAACGGATAGTGGCATCTGGACCGATTTCAAGAACGTTAACATCGGATGGTAGCGCGAAGGGCGCTTGGACGGATTTCTGAGCGGCTTCCAGAGCCAAACTTGCAAAGCGGGAACGAGCAACCTGTACCCACATAATGTCATCGAATTGTCCACGCTGATGCTCATCTGAGTCAACGCCTGGACGTACTGCAATTACAACTGGAATATCATCTAGTTGATTTTCAGCTTGAGATAAAACAAAGTTATTGCGCTCAGGTAAGAATAGAACTAGCTGGTCTTTATCCTGGTAGCGGTAAAGTTCTAGGATGCGCTGTGAGTTGCGATTCTCGTACTGCCCACGAATAACATTCTCATGTTCTGGGAAGTCATTGATAAGTTCGCGTACAGTTTTGGTGTAACGCTTGCTGTATGAAATCAACTTGCCGAAGCGATCAAACTCTGGGTATGAACCAATTGGGTTATCAATACGGATCAGAGGACGATTGTTTTCAAAGTCAGGCTCGATGATAAATGCGAGCATACCAAAGGTAAGGTAGCGGTCAGCACCTGAGTACATCATGGTCTGAAGGTTAGAAGTATCACGATAGCCAGCGGCGATCATGGTACGGATGTCAGCTTTCTTGCGTGAGCGATCTGATACTGAATCAGTAGTCATGCAGTTAAAGGCTGGCAGTGGTGCAATAACTTCAGCAACGTCGCGGGCAGCGATGTCAATGAAGTTGGCAATCATTGGCTTTGGATAATCTTCTGAGAACATTCCAGGGAAGACTGTATCAATCTTGCCTTGGCGAATTGCTAGCAGATCAGAGTAACGCGAGTCGCGTGTGTGATAGTGCTGGCGAAGTTTACGTAGCTTGTCGCTGATGACGTCAATGTCAAGCATTAGTAGTACCCCCCGTTGTTAGCAACTTTTTCCTGTAGTTTTGCGTATTCTTCCAAGTTCACAACCTTGCGTCTTGCGATGTCGTTGCGTGTAGCAAATGGATTCTTAACCCATGTAGATCCATATGAACCAGATTGATTGATGTAATCTCTCATCTGAGTCTCTGCGAACCACAAGGCCATTGGACCATCTTGCTTATTCTTTGTTCCTGGCGACCAGGTAATCAATTGCTCAACAAGAGCCTTGATACTTTCGCCATCAGTGCGTGGTAAGTCAATGAGATTGTTTCCCATATGCTTACCAAGTTTGTCCAGTGAGCCAAAGAGCGGAGCCATAGAGGCTACGCCAAACTCGGCATCCATTTTGTTGGAACCTGTGTAGTGTTGAACTAGACGGATACCACGACTTGCTAAAAACTTATTTATTTCTTCATCCATCGTCAAGAACAACTGGAAAGCGTTCTTCTCAATTACCCAAACCTTTGGGTTGTATTTATCAGTCCAGGAGAAGATCAGTTCGCGGATACGCTGCGGTGTAGGTGCAGGCATACGACTTGCTTCTAATATGTATCGCTTCTGTGTTGCTTTGTCTCCAGCGTAAACGACTGAGAACGTATCTCCTGACATTGCTGGATCCATTGCGCAGATGGTGTAGCTGCCCGTGAGGGTTGCAGGATGTCCAGGTGCGCCGACAATAAGTGGGCCTGATGCCCGCATGCCGCTAACACTGCCGCGTACACACTCTGGGCTAAAGACTGCTTCACTATCTACATCCTGTTGCTGGTAAACCATTGCCCAAGTCTTTGGGTCAAGTAAGCCACGACGCTGCTTTAAATTCTTGCCATCCCAGCGTGGGTATAAACCTTCTGCATCTGGCTCATCGTCACTGCCCATCCAAGGGCGATCTGACTTAGGCCATAGCGTTACCCATTTAGATGGATTGTCCTTAAACTCAAGCACAGCTGGCATAGCCAGGTAAGTCCAAGGAGACTTGCCATCTGGGTAGCGATCTGGATTGCGGACTTCGCGGTATAGATCCATTGGATCTACGCGTGTACCCACGATAAGAATTTTGCCTGTTGGACCAACACGGGTTAAAACTTCTTGTTGGATCCAGCGAATCTGCTTCTCGTATTCATTGGCGTTAGCCAAGGTAACGCAGTCATCTAGTACGATCAAATCGGCACGTGCGCCATAGATTTGACCGCCAATACCTAGAGCCTGTAGCGTAGGATCTTTTTCGCCGCTATCTCGTTCTAAGTAAATCGAATCTGCTGTCCACTTCTCGGCTGAGGCTTTGTAGCCGTCAGCTGGCGCGTAGCGCCTTTGAAGTTCAGCATAGGTGGGAGAGGTTAATCTTTGCTTAATGGCATATACGAATTCCTTCGCCATTGCCTGAGTCTTGGATACAACCTTAATTCTGATATTAGGATTTGTGACGATGCGGTACGTGAGGTAGTCAATGCTGACCGTCATCGTCTTCGCGTGTTCAGGCGGCATATTACAAAGAACGTAATTAGCGAAAGCCTTTTCAAAGGTCATGCTCGGATGTAGCCAAGCAGGCTCACCTTCTTCCAGCAGCGAGATGATATTGCGCTGATGGGGGAAGGTCTGACTGTTTAGATACTTGAGTCTAAAATCTTCAAAGCTGATGTCTTTGTCTTCTTCAGATACGACACCTTTACGGCGCTGAACTGCGCGGGCTAAATCTACGGCATCCTTGAATTGAGGATCGGATGCCCGATAATACTCATAGGACTTAATTGACTTGTGAGCGGCGCGAGTTGCATCAGCAATTGAGAAACCGTCTGTTACTAACTTGACGATAAGATCTTTTGCCTGTGGCGCCGAAAGCTCTGCTGTAGGCGCGAGCATACTCTGCTTGGGTAGTTTTGCCATTGGATACAATTCTCCTAATACACCCGCTGCGAAGCACCCTTATGGGTGCGCTTAGTGGGTAACCATAGGGGCATTTCCAATGCCCAGATAAAAGCAGGACGTAAGGCCTGCGCTCCGCTATAAGCTCCGCTTGGCCATAGGCCATTGGGACTTCTCCAGTGCTTACGAAGTCCCCTACTATATACTAAGGCGGGATAAAGAGTGTTTATCCCACATTTAGGTCTGTGATTCGTGCCACATTTTAATTAGGTAGTAAAACCGCAGGTCAGAGCCTATATTTAGAAAAAATACTTTGGTTGATAGTATATACTCGCGCGAGGCAGACTTAATAACCCTGGGGTTGATTTGTCCTAGTTTGTCCGTTTTGCCCGCATTATACCGTTACGCCCGAATTGTATGGATATGTCCGTATTAGACAGATCGTATCGAATTGTAAACGATGTCCGAATTGTACTTTATGGGCTGAATTGTCCTATATAAGCGGATATGGGCGGAATGTCGGAGGTTAGAATTGGGAGTGTATGCGTACTATCTAACGCGACATAACACGACATAACACGACGTAGCGCCTACCTAATCGGCAGCTATCTAGGCCCTAACTAGGCGGCTAATCGCTAGGCCCTAACTAACTAGGCAGCTGCTAACCCTTTACCTAATGGCCCTAACCTTTACCTTATGGCCTAACGTGTAAGCCTAATCGGCCTAAATAATCGTTACCTAATTGTTACCTAATTCACACTATTAGGCTATTGACACGCCTACGGATAGGCACTACTTTAACGCTATCGCTAACTACAGGAGCTAGCGATAAGTGAAAGGTTAAAGTAATGACACGATCTAAGCAAGATAAGCAGCTATTTATCTCTAACCTACGCGCAGCTATAGCCGCGCTAGGCGATGGCGTGGACGTACCCGGTAGCCTACTGGCTAGCTATTCTCCCTATAACTGTCTAGCTATCCTTAGCCAGTCGCCTACCGCTACTAATTGCGCAGGCTTTCACGCGTGGCGCGAATCGGGCCGCATGGTGCGTAAAGGTGCTAAAGGCCTAGCTATTCTAGTGCCACTAGGTAAGCTAGACGACGACGATAAGCCTATCTTTACGTGGCGTTACGTATTCGATATTAGCGACACGGTACCACTAGACGCTAATAGCCCTAAACTAGCGCGAGAGCTGCTAGCAGCATGAGCGCGGCCTATTACGTTCACGCATGGGTTGAGACTATCGCGCTAACCCTTGCCACGTGGCTATCTATTGAGCTTATCTATAACACGTATTTATTCTATCGCCGCGGCATGGAAAGAGTACGCAGACTAAACGAGAGAGAGGGTAAGTAAATGAGTAATTTAGAGCAATTCTTAGACGTTGAAGGTGAGTGGATACTAGAGCGCATGTCCGACTTAGGTATATCAAGCGGCGAGAGCTATACCTACTACCAAGGCCGCTTAGATCAATTAGCGCAGGTGCGACGGTACCTAGATCATGCGCAACTAATTAGAGAGGGTAAGTAATGAATAAGTGTGATAAGTGTGAGAATAAGGCCATGATATTAGTAGAGGGCTACCTATACGCTAGGCAGCTATGCTCTAGCCACGCGGCGACGTTATGCGCGACGTTAGGCGGCACGCCTAGCGACGTCGCAGCTATGAGAGAATACGTAGGCCGCTTATGAGTCTAGAGCTACTAATAAGCCGCGACGGTAACCATATAATCGGGAATTACTATCGGATAAGCGCCTATCGTGGTAACACGTGGCTAGGTGAGCGTATCTACGCAGGATATACACGACGCGAGAGTGAGCGCATGGCTAGGGCCATGATTAGGGAGCGCGGCACACTTAATCGCTAGCTATTGACTTTAGCGCTAGGTTAGTAATACCCTAGCGTTAAGGCCTAGCAGCTAGCTAGGTAAGTAATTAGTATCGGAAAGGGTATCTAATGGCTAAAGCTAAACTAATCTCGCTCACCATGAGCGATAAGGACGGGACAGAATGGGTATCCGTAACCACTACGGAGACTAAGGCTAAGCGCCTAGTTAAGCTCTATAGTGAGCAAGGCCTAGCGCTACGCGCTAAGTATGAGCAGGTAGCAGCATGAGCGCGTACCTAGTAAATAGCGACACGCTAGATTTATTAGCTAGCGCAGCGACGCTATACGGGCTAGGTACTAGCCGCGAGACGTACGTTTATCTAGACGATACTCAAGCGCCACCGACGCAAGGCCTACAATTAAGCACGGACGTTTACGGTAGCCGCCACCTAGTATTACGCGGCGGCGATGAAGATAATATTGTCCGCGAATTATGGGCAGCTAACGTCGCTAGCTTACGCGCACGTTACGATGACCCTACCGATCTTATACACGATGACCTACTCTCTAACACGTGGCGGCCTATCCTAGACGTACCCGTTAGCGTGATTATGGGTGCGTTAAATTGCTATGAATACCAAGCCTGCGAGGCTAATACGTGGCGCTATTCTTTCGCTAAGGCTATATGCGACGCGTTACGCCATAAGCTATGTCGCATGATTAGCGATGGATACTGGGAATACGAGCGGCCTAGCGATTACGTCGCGCCTATCTCGCTTATGTCCATGATTAAAGACTAGCCGCTAATTGTAGGTGCTTGACTATCGTACACGGTAGCGATACCGTGGACGGTAGCCTATCCCCTACAGGGTAGGACGGGACGCGCTAAAGGGGCGCGTACTATACAGAATGAAAGGGTTAAACCATGATTAAGAATCACGCACACTTTAAGCGGCTACTATCCGCGCAAGGTACAAAACTAGAGACGCTAGCCTTAGCTAATAACATTAGCGGCGGACGCCTACAGGTGGGACAGGTGCGACATATACGCAAGGCCAATACTACTGGAGTTTACCTAGTAACCGATGAGCAATTAGATCAGAATACACAAGGCTCATTCTTAGGATTCGATAAGGCTAGCGACTGGACATTCGACGGCGACGTGGCAACGGCCAGCTGGGGTGGCTCATATCGCGTCATACTTAACGCGCAGGTGGCAGCATGACTAGCACCATGCTAGACAAGTGCGCCGAGTGCGGCGCAGACTTCTATAGTGACGCGCACGTTACAGACTGCTCACGCGAGGAAAATATAGATCAGTGTGGAGTGTGTGATTACTTCTACCATAATCAAGGTAAGTCAATTCCTAACCCATGCCAGTGCAATAGAGAGGTTGAGTAATGAGTAAGTGGACAGTATGGGTAGGTGGCGTCGAACTTAATGCTCGCTACCTAACGCAAGGCAAGGCAGATAGTATCGCTCACGACTGGCGATCTATTGGATACGACGACGTAATAGTGCAGGAGATTACAGAGTGAGCGCGCCAACTAAAGAATATCTACTAACCAAGGCTAATATGTGTCGCAACTTAGCACTCACCCAAATAGACGCAGGGGAAGGCGAGAAGGCAGCTGAAAACCTTATGCGTATGGTTAAGGCGTTAGGTGAGGCTAGAATAATAATCGAGAGAGAAGGAAAGAGTAATGAGTGAGTCAATTAGCTGGGGTGAGTTAGCAGGACTAACCCACGCTACGCAGGTGGAGAAGTTTGATTGGTGTCTTTGTGAGGATTCGGACGGGAAAGAAACTGTCTATCCCGATTGCCCTGCAAGAGAGGAAAGTAATGAGTAAAGATTTAATATGCCCTTGGTGCTTAGATAATTCTAAGTCCTGTAATGCTTGTGACGATAGTTATGAGGGAGAATGATATTTACCTGCCTATTTTGCGACAAAACGACACGCCATACTAGGTGCGTGAATTGTGAAGTAACTATATGTAATGATTGCCTACAGCACACGGGCGAGACAGAGTGTCTAGCCGATACGAAAGGGGAATAACCATGACCGCAGAACAAGAACTAGATACGCTCACAAAGAGCGTAGGCAAGGCACTACTAGACGCGTATGAGACAGGTTACTCAATGGCAGTTAAAGATACGCGCCAAGAATTGCTAGCCACTATAGAGCGCCGACGTAAAGAAGTAGAAGCGTTAGGTCGAGATACCTTAGAGCTGGTAGTGCTACGCTCTATCATTGAGGAAAACCGATGATAGCCTTCACTATTGGCATGATTGGCGCAACTATCGCAGTTATCATTCAAATTGTCGCAGAATTATGGGAGAACTAATTGACACTAAAGCCTGACATGAAGCCAGCCTGCGCTGGACATGATCCAGAACTATGGTTTCCCAGCCCAACAGCGCGTATGAAAGATGGTCGAGAAGCAGAAGCAGCTCGCACACTTGTAGCGTTACAAATCTGCGCCACTTGTCCCGTCCAAAAGACTTGCTTGGACGACGCGATGAGTAATATATTTTCTATTGGTGATGGTATCTACGGTGGTAGCTTCCCCTATGAGCGCCTAGAATTAGGCGCAACCCAAGCAAAGTACACTCGTTATACAGATTGGCAACGCAGACTACGCGCTTACGCGGTAGAGAAGGCAGGCTTAGAATGTCCATCAATTCCCAAGGATATACCAGCACCAACCTACAGTTCGGAAAGACTTTCGATCAAAGAGCGAACAGGACAAACTCGCGTAAAATCAAAACCGCAGGATACTGCTTCATCGGAAGTCTTTTAACCACCTATATCATGCCCATACACGCCCCTAGCAGGGCAGTAGAGCCTACTTTCATGGCAGTTCGATACTTCATACCTGAAGGCGTATCTGTCCAGTCATACGCCAAAGGTTATTACATGGGATATGGCGCAACCAAGCGCCAATGGTCATGTTTAATCGAGCTATGGACTAGAGAGAGTAACTGGAATTACTTGTCGCGCAACAGACAAGGTGGCGCGTATGGAATACCCCAGGCTTACCCTGCTAACAAGATGTTGCGCTTCGGGTCTGATTGGAAAACCAACCCAGCAGTACAGATCCAATGGGGACTACACTACTTACAGCACCGCTATCACGGCGACGCTTGCTTAGCACTTCACAAGAATAAAACTAGAGGGTGGTATTAGTATGGAGAAAACGGTTGCGATACAGCTTGAAGAACTGCGCGAGATGATCGCCAAAGAGATTGAAGATATTGAAATGCTTGACGCTAACGCGTTAGGCGTTAAGTACCAAGCAGCAGATATAGCAAGAGGCTATGGGGCTAACCATGTATAAGGAATTAAAATGAAATACGACTTCTTTGGTGGCGAATGGTTTGGCAAATGTAACGCGTGTAATACAGAACTATTTGCACCAACTAAAGGTGCCTATGATGTACAGCGCCAGTTACACACGCACTCAGAGGAATGTTTGGGTGGTTGGTAATGGCTAAACCAACTGAAGTGCGCAAGTTAGCTGCGCTTCTGGAACAAGATGCCGAGTCGGCAGAGGACATGGCTAAGAAGGCATGGGATTTGGTAGAGGAAATGCTAGCGCTGCGCGAGCAGTATGTAGTAGTAGTTATACACCCATCGCTAAATATAATTCAATGCGTCGGGCCATATGCTACAGAGAACCAACTGCGTAAGGACTACGGTAAACGTATCCATGCCTACGATAATAATTCAAAAGCTCATGTTGCGAAACTGCGACACCCTGATACAATTAACCTAGATTAGATTTTCTTCACCTGTCTGATAGACCCTTTCCTATCAGACAAGAACAACCCCCGTCGGTTCCTGTCCTGACGGGGGTTGTTTTCTTTTCTAATTACATAGGTTTATTATCGGAGCTATAAAACCCAGTAGCATTAAACTGTACTGGTGGCGCGTCAAATACCCGCACTGCTAATTCACTACAGCAAAATGGCGCGATACTTTCAGAGTGTATAGAACGCTCAACAATCAAAGCGTTATTACATACGTTACAGCGGTACTCATAACTAGGCATGAGGTTTACCCTTCTTAGAGATGAATGGATTATCGCCACCTAAGTGGCGACACAAACGACGCAACGCACCGTCCACCTTACGGTGAGCAGATGAGTCGGAGATGTTAAGGACAACAGCAAGGTCGGTATAGGTTAAGTTCTCAAAGAAGCGATACTGCAAGACAACACGATCATCAGGATCTAGCTTCTCTAACCCAGCGCGTACATCAAAGAGCGAGACAACATAGTTGCCACCTTCTGCTGGCGCACCACCACCTGATACACGTGGCTTAGTAGTGTCAGCAGTTGGCGCTACGTTAGACCAGACATGAGGCAACAGCTCGGAAAGTAGAGCAGGTGAGTAATACACCTCATCGCGTAACTCATAGCCTACCGCTTGTGCTTTAGCCTTGCGACAATAGCGATCAGCATGGCGGGAAAGAGTCTTAGCAAGCTGGTTAATACCACCCTTGTAATCCTCAGGACTTTGCTCAGGGTTAAGCCACTGTTGAATCTTGTCGGGACGTGAGACGCACCAGAGGATAAGTTCCTGACGTAAGTCATCAATAGCAAAGTACGTGTGGTACCGCTTATGTATTTGTTTGGCAACTTGCGATGCGATGTCGGTTGCTTCATCTAACCAAGGCTTCACATATCCCTAACGTCGTGCAATCGTTGCTGCTCAATGGTGTAGCAGGGGATAGAGAAGTCGGTATTCCAATGTTCTTCCTTCTGTCCTTCATAACCATAGAGCCAGCCAACTATGTTGGCAGTGTAATGATCTGGCAATGTAACTAAGAAATACTTTCGAGTCGGGTCGTCAGTCTTAGTAAGAATGAGGCGACCCGTAGTGTACGTAGTAGTGCGAATCTCATGGCCTGCCACATCGCCAGTCTTGCGATCTTCAAAAAGAGTATGGGGAAACTTATCAAGCCAACGTGCCACAGCAATCTCGCCAAGTACACCTGAAATCTCACGTGCGATGGCTTCGACCCATGTCTTAGCAGCGCTACCAGAATGGTCATTACCTCTTGCTCTGTTAAAGTTGTACCTGCTGACCGCTTCATTGGTTGCCCACGCTACATCTCCTGCGCTTAACTTAACAACTACCATTTACTGTCTCTCGTCTTCTTCAAAGAAACAGCCACAACCGCCAATATCATATTCATCAATAGCGCACTGACTTTCAATTCTTTTTCTCAATTCTATTAAAGGTAAAGGTTTTTTAATGCCTTTAACAGTTTCTGTTAAGATTGAAACATCTTTCCCAATATGTTGAATAACTTCTTGCTCTTTTGTTTCCCACATGGCAAACCGTTCTGGCATTATTTCCAGCAATTTTTTGAATTGTCCTTGTCCAGCACGTACACACCCGCCGCCGCAATTGTTATGGTTAAACCCTAAACTGTACAAACGTGGTGGCTCAAGCCCTTCAGACTTGGCCCATTCAATAAGTTCATGCTTGTCGTAATACATTTTAGTTTCTTTATGAAAGAAAGGCTCGGCCAATGGAGCAACAGCTACATATGGTTTGTAGTTTTTGACTATAGCTGGCAAACGATGCGTTTCTGTCCAGTCAATACCAACATAAACAATAGTATTATTTGGGTCGCAATTTTCATTAAGCCATTTTCTTGCTGGTTTTTGTTTTAATTCAAAAGAACAATGTGCTAATCGAGAATTGCCAAGATATTTTTTTTCCTTAAATACTTCCCAAATATCTTTGTTTTCGTTAATGTAAATATATTTACCACCGACATTGGCAACGGCATCATTAAGGAATCTGTAAGTATCTTCATCTTCTCCAATATGAGAAGATTCTGCATTTCCTTTAACATCCGTAAATAACAAATAAAGATTATCTGTCCCAAATGTACTTGCAACCATTTTTGCGGCAGCCCAAGAACCGATGCCACCTGAAAACATTACTACATGTTTTGTTACCATTTCCAGACTTTACCGTCCACTGTAAATGAATTGTTTACGATAGGTACAAGCTGCGGCATGACCGTATTGCCATTGACATGGAGTAATCCAAAACCTTTATTCCAGGTAAATAACCCTGCTTTAATATAGCGCGCATACTTATAGTCCATGAGGTTGCCGACTTCCATACCCCAGATAGTCTTAGTTTTACCAGCCCAGCCCTGAGTATGATGAGTCAAACCCATGCGATGCGTATGCCCACAGACTACGCTCATGCCTGAGCGTTTGGCTAAGCCAAGAGCGGTAGCACCAGCAGTAGGTTGAACGTTACCTTCATCGCCGTGCATAAGTAGCCAGTTGGGTGCTAGTTCATATGGCCCATGATGGTAGGTAATGCCAAGGCTATCTAGCTTTAAGAACTTTTCAATCTCTAATTCTGGTAAGCCAAGAAAGCCAGGGGCTTTCGACTTGATCTTGTTATACAATCTGTCGCTATGATTACTGCGAACAATATGATCCACTTGCAATTCTTCTAATAGTTTAACTGTAATATCTCGGTGACGACCTAAGTCACGTTGCCATTCACCTTCACCGCCTTCTTCCCAGCGGGAGATTTGCGGAAGATCTATCTCATCTCCTACACTAGCCACGCTATCTGGCTTGTAAGCTCTGATGAACTTGGCAATGGCCTTAGTTGCTGGCACATCATGGTAAGGCGATTGAAGATCGGACAGGACAACTATTGTTTTCAATTTTCTGGCCAGTTCCCATCTAAGACTAACAACGCTATCGCGCTGTAGTTAAGTAAGTCCAGAAAAGAATCTCGCAGAGATTCATTCTCAGGTGTAGCACCGCTGTCAATCAGGTGATTGATACGAGCTGTCTTGTCCCACATACGTACACGCAGTCCATTAAGAGGGCCGCCTGGAGCGCCAGCGATATTCTTTGGGCCATAATCCTTATGCTTCTGGAGCAGCAGGTTGCCTGCGCCATCAAAGATTGCCCACATGTCATCGGCTAACTTGTTACTCATTCTTCAACCTGCTTTCTGGGTAGGATCTTCTGACCTTTGTAAATATAATTCTTTGTATCTTCATCTAAATCATAGCAAATGTACACAACCTGGTCAATTTGGACATCGGCTGCGTATTTAATTTGGTCAAGCGCCCAGAGTGGCATAGCCACTTTACCGCCATCCCAAGGCCCGCCTATAAATGTTGGATCTGCACTCATGCTCGCACCTGTTGATGAATAATTACTGGTTGACCTGAGTTACTGTCGTAGTCTGTTGCAATGTGTAGCGCTTGTTTGACGATACTAACTGCATCGTCAACACTTTTCGGGATACCAAACGCGGCGATAGCCCCGATGGCGTAAGCGCTCCCAGTTCCAATAGCATAGATTCCACGTCTATCTCTAGCCCACGTTGAATCAGCTCCAACGTTGTAGATCGTTCCTTGAGTTGCGACAATTAGATCAGTCCCTTCTTCTGCATTCTTTACTTCATAACCGACTTCTTTGTATGCCTCTTGCACCAATGGAAGGAAATCTACAGTCATGAATTTATCTAGTGCCTCTACGGTTGTATAAGCAGGTGGTTTGGGAAAGTCAAACTGGTGTGCAAATATCTGCGCTGGTCTAAAGTCACCAGCTAGGGCTACGATGTAGCCTTCCTTGCGTATGATCTTGCCAGTTCCCTTTGGCATAGAGAAGATACGAGAGTCTTCAGCAACTCGCGTATCTGCTCCGACTACTGCCCAGTTCGGGCCTTGTAGTCCAACTACTGTTGTCATGCCGCCAGTCTATCATCGAACCACGCGGAACCATGTTCTAGGTACGTGTCGTTAACATCTTTATTATCATCTAAGTGGACTACTGTTGCTGTGTTTAAGTCCTCTTTAATTCGCTTGGCTAGCTCTTGTCCTGGGTTTCGTCCGTCTTCTTTGACGTCGTTGTCAGCGAAGATAAGAATTCGGTTATACGATTCAAAGAGTTTCGGAAACCAAGGCTTCCATTGACTGACGCCAGCAACGCCAACAGCGGGAATACCAACAAGACCGCTAAGCACAATCGTATCAATCTCGCCTTCGCAGATTGCGATGGTGTCTGAGGACTTATGTAGATCCATGACATTGAACAGTCCAATCTTCTGGCCAGTAGGCCAAAGGTACTTAGGTGTGCCGTTATCTATGCGGCGAAATTTAATCCCGTTGATACCAGCAGGAGTACGGTAAGGAATAGATAACATTCCAACTGCCATCTCATGTCCAATGCTAGGATCAACGACGCTTCCAAGCTGGTACAAATCCGCCACCGCTGGACTTATTCCTCGTCCCAATAGGTATGAGGCTGTCGCCTCGTTTCGATGTTCGGAGTATCTTGTGGCTGCTTCCGTTAGCAAGTTTCTCTGCTCTGCGTTTAACATCTGGGAATCCTTTCAAGTTTTCTTTTGCTTTAACTAGGTCGTAAACATCGCCTAGTAAATTACATACCAAGCAGTTATACATCTGAATGTCTAGGTTGTAGGCAGCTGATGCGTGTGAGTCTTCATGGACTACGCACTTACACGCTACCCACCCATACCTAGGAGATACTGCGCAGCCATAGGCTTCAAGTACTGCGCCAAGATCAGGTTTATCTGCCATCAATAACTGCGCAAACCTTCACTAATAATCTCTTTAAGTACTTTTATTTGCGCTTCCAATCGAATAATTATTTTATCGTTTAAGTCAACTTTTCTCCATGCGTCTTCAAGTCTTGCCTTTAAGGCTTCTTCATTATTAATTTCAATTGGGGCGTCGCTTAATTTATTACGAGCTGATTCGTTCATTACCACTCCACGTTAAACCAGAAGAAACCTAAGTCTAGGTCAAAGCCATACTTACCAATGGCTATACCAAAAGCTAAGCGATGCCAGCACCAGCCACCAGTAACATAAAACTTATTAGTTGAAAATTCTTTAATCATTCGTTAACCACCCTTGTCCATTGATCTAGTGTTTGAATTACCCAAGCATCTTCGATGCCTGCTTGTCTGCGTTTAACAATTACATAGGCAGGTGGTACTGATGCTAAGCCACGCGCCTTAGCGTAGTTCTCAGCTTCGACGCAAGCCTCTCGCCAAAACTGTGGCAGATCCATCTTAGCCACAGCCTTTAATTCAAAAACGTAGGGTTGGCCCGCGACGACGCAAACTATATCTCCTTGATCTAGTTTTCCTGCACGGGCCAACCTTTCCGTTATCGCCTGAGGCAGCCTTCCCCTAATCCACTTCAGGACATCTGTTTCAAACTTGGAACCTCTGGCCTTAGCCGCTGCTTGCTTACTCGCCATGCGCTCCACCAAACTTTGCTAAGTATGCTCCAGTAACTTTGCCAATCTTTGCTTCAACAATATCTTCAAAGCAAGCAAAGATTCTCAAGTTATTCCAATCATCTACCACGTGGGTTTCGTGTATGTTTCCATCTATCTCACCTTGCGCATAGTGGACAATCGGCATACTAATTATGCCCCACTTGGCGCTGTGTCTAGCTACATCCCATACATTGATCGCTTCTACCTGAGTCATATGTTCTAACACATCACCAAAGATTACTAGATCGGCAGTAAAAGAATTAAGCAAACGTGCATCAGCATAGATTACTTCATCGTATAGTTCTTCTAACTTGAACTGCTCAATGTTCTTGCCATAAATTTCAATGGCAATCAACTGAGTGTCGGGTAAATGCTTACGCAATAAGTCTGAGTAAGTACCACCACCAGCACCCACGTCAATGATTGACTTGGGCTGGATCTTTAGTACTTGCTCTAAAACCCAATCACGATTTTCTGGATCTGAACCAGGCATTACTCTACCAACCCAAGCATCTCTGCTACATCAAGAGCATTGTGTCGTTCAAGAAATCGGTAAGCAGCCGCCTTATCTTCTGCTGAAGATATTGCTGACATCTGTTCTACTGCTTCTTTACGTAACTTTGTATCCATTAGTTGTACTCCCATGATGATGACGCATAGCTTGTTTGCCTATGAGTATAGATGTTCATTCTTGAAGCATCACTCCATAATGATACATACTTAGCACCATTAGGCGAGTGTTGAGCGAAGCGATTCTTTACCGCTGCTACTCTAAATTCTCCTGTGTGTTGTACAAGGGCAACAGTTAAGATCATTTCGGGCAGTTGCGAAATTTTACCTTGAATCGCTTTTCTACTTGGTGGCATATCGGCTTGGCCTTCTGCCTCAGAAGTGTGATGTAATAAAAACACCGCAGCTTCTGTCTCACGGGCGATGTGGTGCATAGCCTTGGCTATCTCGCGTAGCCCCGACCATTCGTTTTCGTGCATTGACACTACGTTCATGGCGTTGTCAACGATAAGCAAATGGGGATACTCACCAAATGCTTCGGCATATGCACGAAGGGACAGATCAATCTCATCAAGGGTTGGGCTTGGAGCAAAGTCAAATCGTAGATGAGTAATGCTATCTAGCTCTGACTGGTAAAACTCCATACCTACTTCAGTTGCAAACGATTCTTCAACTGATGAAACTTGTGAACCTGTCACCATTGCAGCAGCACGTATCGCCGTCGTGTAAGCATCGGTATCTGCGCTGATGTATAGCGTAGGTACCTTCATATTAACAGCCATGTATAGCGCCAGTAATGATTTGCCTGCGTTAGGTGCGCCTGCAATCATCGTCAGCTGTCCCCGCCGAAACCTAATCCCATCACTTTGCAGTGAAGGGAAAAGGTCTGGCAGGATAGCATGATCGTTTACTGACTTAGCTGCTGCTTGCGACAGCGATAGCATCGGTTATCCGCGCAAGAATTTAGGTTCGCACTGGTCTGCTGTACCCTGTGGGGTAGGGCAGAAGTAACCCTTCCATGCCTTCGGAGCGCCAGGCTTTGACTGGCGGAATGTCATCTCGCCATGCTTACAGGTGTAACCTGAACCTGTTTGCGCTGGTGGTGTCTGTGCTGGTGGTGCTTGATGATAAGCAACTGGTGGTTGTTCAATTACAGCTGCGTTGAATTGCTGTGCTACAGCTGCTGCTGTAGGTGCTGCACTTCGGCTACCAGATAGATCATTAGATGTTGATTTGATAAGTGCTGATACCATGCTGATGTCAGTAAGTGATGTTTCTAGTTCACGTACATTATCTGCATAGATGTTTACTAGAGTGCCGTCAGCCAACTTGAAGTTGACTTGGAGCTTGGTGCTAGGTGATGCGCTCATTTGCTTTCCTTTTCTTTTATGGTTGCTAGTGGGTCATAAATCTGTGCAAGTTGTCCGCCAATGGCATAACAATAGTCCTTTACGCCGCAAGTTCCACACGACATACCGATGTTAGGTAAAAAGATTTGCGCATCTAGTCCTCGCTGGAACTGCGCAAACATCTCGGTAAGTACTGGCTCTGTCCATCTTTCAATACCAGCGCTAGGTTCTAGCGTAGCACTTCTTGCGCTGTAGTATGCACCATACTGAGGGCGAATACCAAAAGTCATTTCAATACAAGCAGCATAGACACCAAGCTGAAGGCTTGAGTCTGGTGTACGTGCGCCAGTCTTTAGATCAACTACGGTAAGTGAACCGTCTGGGTTTTCAAACACCAAGTCAACGAAGGCTTTGATAGGTACATCGCCAAACATACAGGTCATACCAAGTTCGATACCTGGCACACCTTGCGGTGTTACCCAGACTTTCCAGTTGTTAGCCTTGTAGGACTGGATAAAATCATCCAGCATCTTCTTGCCGTTCTCATCCCACCAGGCTTTGTTCTCTTTGTCTGGGTTATCTTTAGTCTTACGTCCACCTGTGCGCCAATCAGTTGGATTGCTGCCAGACTTAGCCTCAACCTCAGCTATCTGCGCTAAAAAGGCTTCATCCCATATGGCTTGTGTATCTATCATTCAACTTCCCCTGTCACAATCTTTCGTGCTTTCTCGTAGCCAATGATTATATCAGGATTAGTCTCTGCTTGTATTGCTTTATCAATTCTAATGGCTAGAGCTTGTCTCATAACAAGTTCTGCCTGTACAAATGCTGATCTAAAAGCGTCGGTGTTAGCGACGTTTGCTTTGCGACGATCCTGTCTATTCATATTCCACTCCTGGTACTGGGGCTAGTGCTGCGCTAGTGCAATCAACGCAGATCATATCTAAGAAATACATTGCAATCGTGTTGTCTTCATCGAACTTTACTTTCAAATGAAATACTTCTGATCCACATGGGCAGACACGAATTGATCCAAGTGAAGTGTAGTCTGCCTTCTCGCCGTGAAGGACTGACAAACTGGCAATTGGCTTAGGCTTCTTGGCCATCAGCAAATTCTTTCAATAGGTAATTTTCTACCGCAGTATGAAATGCTGAACCGCCGACAAACCACCATGCTGGTTCACTTGGCGCAGCCAAGTCTCTTTCCAACTGCCATGACTTGCCGCATCTAATCCAACTGGAAAAACTACTAAACGATCTGTGAGCTACTGTTGTTTGATTCATAGATGAAAGATAGCAGATGGGTATGATTGATTGGCAAATCAGACACGCCAATGAGTTTCGATTTGACAGAGATTTACTTTTAATTTTATACTACGAGCGTCAGCGAGTGCGATCCTGATAAAAGGGGATTGGAAATCCCCTTAGGAAAACCGAAAAACCCCCGCCAGTTAAGGCGGGGGTTTAAGGATAAAACTATTAAATTATTATTTCACAGGATTTGATGCTGGAAAAGCATCCTTTGGGTTTAAGTAACGAAGGATAACTGGCAGAACAGATGCTAGACCAGAGGCTAAGATTACTTTAGGTTCAGTATTACCTGAGATGTATGAAGCAATAACAGCTGCAATAAATGCTCTAGACCAAGTGCCTAGAATTGTGTAAAACTTTTCCATTTGATTTCCTTACTTTAGTTTTAGTTTGGCGATACGCGCTTTAACTTCTGAAGGTGTTTCCACTATCTCAAAGTGCATATCATCCTTACGGTGAGTATAAGTATAGCCTGCGCGTAAGCCGTATTTCTTGCATAAAACATCCAGTACCTTGCGCTGAGCAGGAGTATAAGTATTCTCTTTTCCAAGCGGATGCTTGGCAGAATTCAGGTCTATCGCACTGCCAGAGGCGTGGTTAGACAGGCCAGTGGATTGCCCGCGAATGGGACGGTAAGCGTATCCCCAGTCATCTAAGGTGCTTTTATCAATAGGCTCTACAAGGGTATGAAACTCGGCAGCAAAGGCCGCCAGGATAGGCCCACAAGCCTCAGCACAGCGTAGTTTAAGGTCTGTGCCTGCCACTGGGAATGGTTTGATATGGATGGCGTTAGGATCTTTGCTAGCTGGCCAACCGTTATCGCTTGTTTCGCTCACGCTTCTGCCTTTGCCTTCATTACTTCTACGTCAATCTTGATGATGTTCTGATTCTCGATCAGTTGGTCAACCTTGTTAATTAACCCAGTATGTCCATCGTTGTAAAGCGCATACTCAATACGGGCTAACTTGTCTTCGATTACTTCAGTATGTTTCTTAATAGATTGCTTTGCAATTAAACTTATGCCAGTAAGCAAAGCAACAATAACGAAGAAGTATGAATAGACAATGGTTGCGACATCAGCTGACATTTGCAGTATTCCTTATGTGTTAGATTGAACAGAACGTGACGTAGATCAAACCACCAAAGCCAGTAAAGCGGCGCTCAGGTGGTGTAATGCGGACGAATTGCAGTGATTCAATTACCCCTTGAAGTGTTTCTCCAGAGGTAAAATCTTGATAGACGATAACATCGCCCTGTGTCTCGATGTTCTCTAAGGCTTGGATACGTGCGATAGCACGGTTCTCGTAGCCTGTAACCATGTTGTATCTGTCACCTTCAAAGTCAAAGTTAAGGATTGGGATAGTGTAAGTACGGTTGCGCTTTACAGCAGGTAGGGCTTTAAGTTGATAACCATTTAGCACACTGCTCTTAGTGGTATCAGTTGATAGCGGATACAAGGTAAAGCGGAAAGCCATTGATTCTGCTGGATTAGGTATGCCAGTGGTTATATCTTGGGTGGCATCGTAGTCTGGAGTAATAGTCAAAATGTCCAACACGGAACCAGAAGCATCTACTGTAGATACTTTTACGTTACCTGTAATTGGATATTGAATACGAGCTTTAATTAACTTAAAGTGCTTATCTTCAAGCGTTAAATAACGAATCAAGCCAGTCTGAATGTAGCCACTGGTGCATAGGCTATTTGCCTGAACATAAGCACCCAGGCTCTTAACGCCAATAACGATCTTGTTGCTGTTACCAAAGACTGCTACATCTGTAGCGTCATTGGTTGAAGGTACACGTAAATGAGTGGCGTAAGCCACAAGGTTAGGAGCAATCTCTTTGGATAGATCAATCTTTACTAGGCCAGATGAGAATGTGCCATCGCCATTGTCAATGTAATTACTTACAGTGCAGTAAGCATAACGATCTTGGAACATGACTGCATTGACTGGCTTGCCTGTTAGGTCGGTACCAGAAGCAGGATCATAGCCATTGGTTACTACTGTTAGTGGGCCATAGGTAATGTAACCAGATGATACAAATCCTGATGTATCAATCTGTCCTATGCGTACACCCTTGTTAGTGCCAAAGACCATGTACTTGCCAACGTAAGAGGCAAGGCTAGTTACGTACTCACCATTTGGTAGATCGGCTGCGGTAACAGACTTGTTTAGCAATGGAACATTGCCGCCTGTATCTAGGCTTAAACGATAGATGCTTGATGAGTTACCAGCGTAGCCACCAACATAAATAGCGTTAGGGCCTTCTGCTATGCCAGTCCATTTCCATTTAGCATTTGGGTGAGCATAAATTGGAAGATCATTGTTAACGTTAAGGGCTACGGTTCCAGCGCTTTGTGTTGTGTACACATGGTCAGTATTATTATGATAATAAGAAACTGTAGTCGGGGTAATAGCAGTTACTTGCCATACGCCATTGTAATAAGTTGGGTTAGTAGCAATTGAAGCTACTACAATTTCAGAACCAACTGCAAAGTTATGCACTACAGAGCCTGTATGAATAGTAACTATGTTATTAGATACTTGACTGTTAGTAACTGTGTAACTTGTAACAGGCGTTACTTCAAAAATGTAATTGTTAATGCCAGCAATAAGGCGCTGCTTGGCCCAGTTCATCTTGACAAAAGTAACTGTGCCTACTGATGCTGGGTGGGTGAAGATCAATGCGCCATTGGTGGCACCTGTCAATGGGCCTTTGTAGATACCAGTTGCGTTAGCAACGTAATAGTTCTGGCCATCTTGGGCTACATCTAAGATTGTGCCTGAGCCACCCCAAGTAAGGGCAGCCGAAGCTGAAGTAGAAGTGATGCGGTAAAGGGCAGATCCATCTGCCATCAGTACTACATCTACGCCGTTGGCATCAACGCCACCTTCTAGGATAATGTTGGTATTGGTAGCAGATTTTAATACTTCTACATCTGGAAGCAGTGTGACTTTACCTGTGTTAAATACATCAACACCTGCGCTCTTGTTAAAGCGGTACGGTACTGTCTCACCTTGTACTGGTTCCTGAAAGCGGATACCAGCTCCGTAATGAAATGATGATTGAGAACGTAGCCACCAGCCTGTGAGCGACTGCTCACCTGGTTCTTTTTGCTGGTCAATCTGTTGCTTACGATATGGCGTTGTCTCACGCTTGTATGGATATTTATCGGAGATACCGAAGAAGAATGGCAAGCCACCTATAGCGCAGTCATATGCGTTAGATGTATTGACAAATGAATTACCAATGGAAACAGGTTGACCAATTGGTTCTACAGGACGTACCTTGATCTGCTTATACGCGTCGGTCATATTTACTCCTTAGATGAATTCATTTGATTCCATAAAATCTACGCCAGCAAGAGCATCGTGCTGATGTTCTTTACTACAGTTTTCACACTGCTTACACATTGCCTATTCCTTAGGTGTATGTGCTTCGTTGCTACAAATCCATTGATAGGTTGCTTCGTCTAGCACCGCTTCATCGTGGCACTTTGGCATAATAAAAGCATCAAAAGCAGCGTCATAAATATACCCAATACCAGCAAATCTGCTTCTAAAATTTGCATTGTAACTGGTTTGAATCCAAGTGCCGCCTAATAAATTGACGCAAAAATCAATACCTTTTTGTTCAGATTCAATTCCATTTTCATCTAATAGTTCGTTATTGTGAACAACAATTACTTGCTTAACAATGTTGTTTTCATCTATCTCTGCAAAATGTGCCATAGTTTTATTCTTTCTTTTACGAAGGTAGTGTAATGCTTCCTGAACCTGTCCATTGATAAACATAGTTACTGCCTACGGTTGTCTGAGTTGGAGAACCTGTAGTTGATGCAGCTAAACCTGCTGATGTTGGGTAAGAAATAATAACAACACCAGAACCACCACCAGTTGTTGTAACGGTTCCACCACCTGTGTATTTAGCAGCACCGCCACCGCCTCTATTTACAATAGGGGTGCGTTCAATGCTAGCGCCAGCAATAGTACTGCCAGGACATCCACCACCATAATTATCAGCCTGCGTTGTTGTCATATTAGTTGAATAGCCTGATGCTCCACCGCCACCACCGCGACCAATTGATGTTCCTGTTATAGAACTATAAACGCCATCTCCGCCAATACCGCCTGTTGGGTATGCTGCTGTTGTGCCATTCCCACCAACACTTCCAGCTCCGCCACCACCACCACCGCTAGTTGAACCACTGCCGCCAGAGGCTGTTCCACCGCCATTGTAATTTTGCGTTCCTGTTCCACCCGTTGTTGTTCCAATTGAACCACCACCACAACCACCTGAAGAACCTACTGTTCCAAGAGTGCCATAGGCGCCACCACCACCGCCAGTTGCGGTTATGCTACCAAACACAGAATTACTTCCGTTTGCTAAGTTTGCACTAGGGTAACTAGAACTAGAATAAGCGGCGCCACCTGCGCCAACAGTAACAGTCTGCGTTGTTCCTCTATTAAGAACAATGCTACTTTCTAGATAACCACCAGCACCACCGCCACCAGAGCCAGCGCCATCGCCACCACCAGCAAGTACAAGATACGTAACCGTCATTGTTGATGGTGCATTCTTTTTGTACGCACCAGCCGATGAGTTTGCTAATGCTGAAAGTATTGGCATTGTTATCCCTTATGCGTACTTGGTTTGTGTTTCAAGAACTGTGTATGTAGCTGAAGCAGTTTTGATAATAGTAAATACATAGGCATCAATTGCGCTGGCATTGCCTGCGCTAATTGCTGATGTTACTTTTGGAGTAACTGTAGTTCCGTCAATCTGAATTACGTTTGGATAATAAGCAGTTGTGCCATTGGTGTTAAGCCAAACAAGTGTAATTGAACTGCCAATTGCTAGCGATGTATTAAGGGCAACGCTGCTGCTGTATCTGAAATTAAGCGTATGGTTTGCTGTGGCACTTGAGGTGTAGTACCAGACAGATGCGGTAGATACATCAAAGTTAATAGTGCCAGTTGCGGCCGATGCAACGACATTGATATTTTCTTCCATGCCTTTAACTATTGCATCTGTAACAGTAGGATCAGTTAAAGTTGCTGTTGGCAATGTTGCTGAAGTTATCGTTGGCGAAGTCAACGTTGCTGAATTTATAGTTGGCGAAGTTAAAGTCTTGTTAGTCAATGTCTGAGTATCTGTAGTACCTACGATTGCCCCTGTTACGCCATGCGCACCAGTGGTTGAATTAAGGTGAGCTTGCATTTCAGTCATGTCTTGTGCTGTAAGCACGTGGCGTACAACCGCACCTACGTTGTGTGCTACAGCTGAAGTGCCACTAAAGCCACGTGTTACTGTAAGGCTAAGACCAGCGATAGCAGTTACTGAAACAAGTTCTTCAAAGGAAGTACCGTAATCAATGGCCAATACAAATGGGTATGAACTTGGAAAGCCAGTAACAGCACCAACAATCAACGTTGTAGTTGACAGAGTAGCCGAAGCAGTAAGTGCAGTATCCTGTGCAATTGAACTGTAGTATCTATTGATCGCCATTTATTATTCCTATCGGCTGTAGTGTGTGCGGGGTGGGTACATCTCTTGCTGGCGACGAACTTCGACCTGCAAGCGTTGCTGATATAACTGGTAGAAATAGCGAGATATGTTGGCAGCTGATCCAATAGGATCTTGTTGCTGCATTGAGTCTGCTTCAGCAGTTGCTGCTGGGATACGACCAAGGTCAAGGTATGAAGCGGTACGGAAAGCAGCACCTAGTTCAATAACTTCACGTGCTGATTCTGGCAAGCCAGTTAAAGTAAAGTCATCACTATCGTATTGAAGTTGAGATGGCTTCTTGGTGTAGGTAGCCATAACGGTACGACCAGGGACAATTCCATCTGAGATGGAAATAGTCTTACCTGAATTCCAGGAAATTGGATTAGCCATACGATCTACGCGATAGTGGCGGATTGGTAGCCATTCTAAAGATGGCCCAATGGTTTGCCATGAAAGACCTAGAATATCAATTGCTTCTTGAGGTAATTGATAGGTAGTGCGAGATGCGATAAACGGAAAGGTTGTGTAGTAAACGCCAAACAAGTCTGGGTAAATAGCATCAATAGCCATGTTGACATTCTTGCGAATGACTGAACGTGGGAATGATGGGCTAATAGTTACGCGTGAACCAGAAGCATGACTTGTAGCATCTGTGTTACGAAAACCACGACCATAGGGAGCAACAGTTGCTATGTTAGTTGTACGGTTAAACGAGTCAACCCAAATCAACTCATCGTCAATCTCAACTAAGCCACGACTTAATACTGTTCCATCTGCCACCTGAAATGTCAGGTCAGTAGATGACATAGCAGCTAACGAATAGGTTGCCTGATCTTGGCGAGATGTATAGCCTGTAAGGGCTAGCGCTGTCTCGTCAATAACGTCTTTGAATAATGTCACGATGTAATCCTCGCTGCCGCGTCGTTGATTCCCAAACCTTTGGTTCCAGCAAGTGCGTTAAGCACTCCCTGTAAATCAAGTTTTAAGTTAGTCCCGCTGTTGCGGCTTGCATATAAAGCATTAAGTGCGCCAGGGATGGCGTAACCTTTAGTACCAGCCCAGACGTTTGCAGCACCCTGAGCATCAAGGGTGGGTACACCGTTGGACAAAGTTCCAGCTAGACGATTGAGGTGATATGTATAGGTTAAGCCATCTCCAGCAGCCATTACTTAGTTCCGCCTACACCTTTGTATTCACCGTAAGGTGACTCGGTTGGCTTACCAGTTAAAGCATCTGGTGTGCCGCCAATAGCGGTTTTGTTACATCCACATTCTTTGCACATGATTATTTCCCCTTGACTTTCTTCAGGTTTGGGTTTGCTTTCTTTGCAGCAGGTGAAGCCTTGCGAGTGGCAGATGCAAGGATGGCACCAGCACGTTCCATGCTGACACCTGACTTCTTCGCAATACTGGATTGAGCCTTTGCAAAGCCCATTCCTTTTTTTGCGGCAGCCATTATTTCTTCTTCTTTAGCATAGACATACCTTTAGCAACTTCTCTTTTAACTTCAGCCTTTGACTCTGGCTTTTTTAATTCTGCTTTTTTTACAGATTTAGGTTCAGTCTTTTCAAAAGCTGCATAAGCAGCCTTCTTTGTTATCTTCTTTGCGGCCATTAGATTGCTCCAGTTTCTTTCATTACCTTTGCGGTGCGCTTGGTAATTCTCTTTGCATCAGGCATCGTGCCTGCATCAAAAGCAACGCCTAGTTTCTGGCTTGCTTCTCTTGCTTCGTTAATCTTTTTCATAGTGGTACCAGCTGGCTGAATACCCTGCGATCTGGCTTCTCGATAAGCCGCTAATTCGCCGTCCCATTTCTTAGCGGACATCTTCCTATCGCCAGTGGCATCTCCTGCATTGATGCCAATGTTGGCATCTAACAAGCAATCGGCATAAGTTTCATGGTCTTGTGTGGCACATCCACTACGACAGTTGCTCATTTATTCCTCTTTAGAAAGTCTTTAGTAAATTCCAGGTTACGCTTGATGCGATCCTTTTCAGCGCCAGCAGGTACGCCTATAAGAGCAGCTTCCGTAAATGTTTTAGATTCTTGATATAGACCCAAGTTATACGCACTAACACCTGCAAGGTCATATGCTTTCCAATCCCAGATTGCTGCTTCGTAGCAGTAATGAACTGAGCGTGGACATTCAATGGCGTTGATTGAAGCACTTAAACAAGTGGACCAATCACGACGCCTATAAGCATCTATTGCTACGCCATACCAAGGTTCACCTTGCTTGGGCAATATCTCTGTACCTTTGACAAACCATTTGGTTGCTTCTTCGGTATTACCTAAATGATGAGCGGCTTCGCCTAGCCACTTACAAGTGGCGGCTTGCTCTACATCCCAACCATCTAGTTCTAAAGTTCTTTGACCTGCTCGCAGTACATCTTCCCATCGTTGATGGAAGTAATACTCTCTGGTCATATATGTCCACATACGTGGATCATCTGGGTATTCTTTAACGCTTAACTCAAGTAGCGGGATATACTGACCGCGAGATTTAGATTCATCTGGCTTGTGTGTAATAAGCGCATTATCAATCATGCAATGCTTAGCAACTTCGCCACCGTAAAATACTGCTACCTCATGGCAAGGATATTTCCAGCTCCATCCCCAGCGGGAATGGATCTTATCTTTGTGCCATCTGCTGCCAGTATCAAAAGTAATCCAAGCATGGTCGGATCCTTCAACCCAACCCTTGCGAACCTTGTCAAAGAACTTAGGTTCTGGAACCTCGTCCAGATCTAGAAAGAGGCAAATGTCCGCATCTTCTGGTACCAGACTGAGCGAAGCGTTACGAGCCATATCAAAGCGCCAAGGGCGTACACGAATGTCATGGACAATAACGCCCATTTCCCGTAGCTTCTCTTGTGTGCCATCTGTGCTTCCCGTATCTGCAACTATGCGATAGTCCGCACCTTCGGTTGCCTTTGCCCATCTTTCAACATGGAGAATTTCATTTAATGCTATTGCATAGACAGCAATCTTCATGTCCGAATTATACCATATTGTGCTATTATTATTCGGTTACAACTGTTCTAATGGGTGAAACAAAAGTGTCTGTCGCTTCATCATAGGTATCCCCAATACCAGCATACTTGCCACGAATGCGCCCATTATACGAAGTACGGATGCAGCGTTGTCCTCTAAAGTTGCCGTACCACTGCTCAGGTGTTAGACCTTCAAGTATTTCTGACTCGTCAACGCCAACAATAACTTCAGTGACAATGTTGTTTGAATCTAAAAATGCGTAATGTGCCATTATGCCCAACTCACTGTTCCAGTACCTGCTGTGATTGATGTGTATTTGAAACCATTTGCTGCCGCTGGTGTCGTACCTGTTAAACCTACGCCAACTGTAATTGTTAATGTGTCTGGGTATCGCAAGACAACTAGCCCTGAACCACCAGCACCACCAGCGCCAAAACCCAAAAGGTATCCGCCACCGCCCCCACCGCCACCCGTGTTAACAGTTCCAGCAGTTGCGGCAGTTCTATTATTGCGACCAGCACCACCGCCGTCAGAAGCAGTTCCTGCTACGTTAGGTGAAGCAGCACCGCCACCCCCACCACCACCGCGACCAACAGCAGTTCCAGTAATGTTATTGCTTAATCCAGAGCCACCATTGCCGCCAACAGTTGAGCTACCGCTGCTACCATTTGCACCCGCACCGCCACCGCCACCACCTGAGCCACCTGTCAAAACTGGAGTAGTTAAATAGTTATTGCCACCGTCAAAACCTTGTCCAGTAGCACCTAAACCTTTGAACGAAGGAAATTCTTTTGAAGTAGCACCACCACCTGAACCACCAACACCGCCGACAAGTGTGTTGTTAATTGAAGAACCTCTGCCACCGCCAAGGGAAGTGATAGTTGCAAAAACACTGTTGCTTCCAGTTCCAGCATCTGTTCCCGAAGTAGTGCCAGCCGTTCCTCCGCCACCGATGGTGACTGTGTAGTTTGTTGATAAAGCAATAACAAATTTGTTTTCGGCAATAGCGCCTCTGCCTGATGTTCCTACGCTAGTTCTATAACCACCAGCACCGCCACCGCCACCAGATAAACCGCCACCGCCGCCCCCAGCAATAACTAGAAAATCAATTCCTGCTATTCTTGAAGGAACAGGAATAGTTTGGTTTCCTGATGTTTGACTAAACCAATCAGAAACTTGACTTGATGAAAGCGTTCTTAGTAATGAGCCACTCATACTGCGTACCTAACTAAAATTAAACCATTAGCACCATTACCGCCAGCAGTAGCCGTACTGATATTTGAGCCAGCACCACCGCCTGAACCTGTATTAGCAACTGCCTCAATACCGTCAGCAGTTGAAGTGCCTGATGCGCCGCCCCCACCAAGTCCCCCAGCAATAGATGGAGTACCAGTTGCACCAGAGCCACCACCGCCACCACCAGCAAGGTAATTACTTACACCTAAACCAGTCGCGGATAATACTGCCGTTAATGCGCCCCAGTTTGTAACTGATGTGGTTCCAATGCCGCCAGTGCTGCCAGTATTAGTTGAAGCATTATCTGTGCCAGCAGCTCCTGCGCCACCACCGCCAGCACCAGAAGCGCCAGATGTAGCAGTTCTATTGCCACCTCTATTGCCTTGTCCAGAAGTTCCAGTTCCGCCAGTTCCAGTAGTCGTAGTTCCAGCACCACCGCCGCCCGAACCGCCAGCAACGCCAGTATTGGGATAACCGCCACCGCCTCCACCGACAGCAGCAGTTAGCGTTCCAAATTGTGAATTGCTTCCGTATTGACCAGCACCGCTGCGACTTCCATTACCACCCATACCAATAACGACTGTTTGTGGAGTGGTGATTGCTTGTGCGGCAAAAGCAATAACGCCCCCTGCGCCACCGCCTCCACCGTAAGAAAATCCTCCACCTCCACCACCAGCAACAACTAAAATGTCGCAAGTAATAGATGGAACTGTTGGTGCAAATGTGCCACTCAAAGTAAAAGCGTGATAAACATAATCGCTGGTAACTGTAATTGTTCCACCAGTTGCTTTGACTGAACTTTGACGTGAAGGAATTGCAATTTGGTTACCCATTTTGAATGAATCAGAAACTTGGCTGGATGAAACCATACGGCGTAAAAAATATGGCATTAGGAAATCCTATTTACATACCCTGAAATTGTTATGACGTTGGTTGTTGCAGCATAAGCTGCAATGGTATTTGCCGCGCTACCCGTGCCAGTTAGAATTAATCCAGGTACAACCAAAGTTAAACCAGATGTGGCAGGAATTGTTAATTTAATTTCATTGTCAACAGCTGTCACACCGCCCCATTGAACTGTTAAAACAACTGCTGCTGATGATGAGTTGTAAGCATAAAGCCAAACTTCGTCAATGATTGATGATGATGTTCCTGTTGCGTGGACAGTTGTACCAGCACTACCTGAAGTAGTTGCCGCAATCTTAATGGCTTTACCTTGCGTGCTACCTGAAAGATTTACCTTTGTAAAAGTTGCCATTGTTTTATCCTATCCGAATACTTGGACTGCGAGAATGTTTTGATCTGAATCTGTTGAAACGCTTTGAGCAACCCATTGAGTATTGTAATCTGTTGCATCAATCTTTGATAGGACTTGTCCAGCAGTACCGCCTACTGGTACACCTTGACCTGTAGATCCTGTAGCACCAGTTGCGCCTGTAGCACCTGTTGCACCATTAGTTCCATTAGTGCCATTAGTTCCCGTAGGACCTGTCGCACCAGTGGCACCATTAGTACCATTTGTTCCAGCGGTTCCAGTAGCACCCGTTGCGCCCGTAGGCCCAGCTACTGTGCTTGCTGCCCCCGTAGGACCAGTTGGTCCTGTAGGGCCAACAGAGCCAGTTGGACCTGTCGGTCCTGCTACTGTGCTGTCTGCTCCTGTTGGGCCTGTAGAGCCAGTTGCTCCCGTTGCACCCGTAGGGCCAGTACTTCCTGTAGGTCCTGTAGGTCCAGCAACACCAGTAGATCCTGTGCTTCCTGTTGCTCCCGTATTACCCGTTGATCCTGTAGGCCCTGTTGGACCAGCAGATCCTGTTGAACCTGTGGCTCCAGTAGGCCCTGCGACTGTTGAATTAGCACCCGTTGCTCCTGTGTCACCTTTAACTCCAGTTGGCCCAGTACTTCCAGTTGGTCCAGTTGGTCCTGTGTTACCTTGATTACCGATAACTCCTTGAAGTCCTTGCGATCCTGTAGGGCCTGTATTGCCCGTTGGCCCAGTTGGGCCAGCAACGGTTGACGCTGCTCCCGTAGATCCTGTAGGCCCAGTAGGGCCTGTAGAACCAGTTGGGCCTGTTGGCCCAGTAACTGTACTAGCAGCTCCCGTAGAACCAGTAGAACCAGTTGAGCCTGTAGGGCCAGTAGGACCAGTAGGACCAACAACAGTAGATGCTGCACCAGTAGAACCAGTTGCACCCGTAGGGCCAGTTGCTCCTGTAGATCCTTGGTACCCAATAGCTCCTTGTGGGCCGACAGGTCCTAATTCAAGAACTAAATACTGGGTACTTGAAACATCGTAAAGGTTGGTAACAACTGGAACTTCAACGGTAGAAATACTGTCAGGACTAATCGCCATTACTGTGTCACCGATTCTGAGATAACAAATGCACCTTGAAGAATCTTGGTAACGGTGCTATCTGGAGCGGTAAGATTTAGATCATAAGCGTACGTGCCAGCAGTTAGTGCTGCTGTTTCAGTAGCGGTAAGAGTAAGCGTTGTTTTGCCTAGCGCAGCAGTAATTACTGCGCGCCCATTGGCAGTGGACAATTGAACAACAATAGCGGTATCGGAAGCTGCACGAACCTGCATATCTGCTGTATAGCCAGTCATGTTGACTGGAGCGCCACCAATTTTCCATACTGGAGCAAGGCTAAAGGTTGTACCTTTATAGACATTGATGTTATATCTGCCTGGATTTGCCACGTCAATGCTCCTATGAAATAGTGATGTATGGGCCGTAGCCTGCGTTGTATAGAATCTGATACTCAGCTTCGGACAAATAGTATTCATGTCCACCAAGGTAGCAATAGTCTGCTGTTTGAGTATCTTGTACTGCTGGTGTGCGCTGGCGCACTACCGATGTTCCAAAGACTAGGAGAGAATCTCCACGATCAATTTTGTAACGCCAGAATAAACGACCAAATCCTGCTGGGCCTTCTTTAACAGTTGGCGTCTTTAGCAAGTATGGCATTGCGTTACCTTTCGTAAGTTAAGGGTGCTACCCCCCGCCCGAAGGCGGGGAGTAGCCATGCTTCTACTAAGAAGCGTTAATAGATGAAGATGATTCGATACGAACCAATGCTTCTGAACGGTAGCGCTTGAAACCAAGTACGCCGTACCAGCCGATTGGACGGAAACGCATCAACTTGTCAACGATTGGTCCGAAGATTACGTGTGGTTCTTCAGCAACTGCTTCTGCAAGTGCTTGCTTACCAGCAACAAGAGTACGGAAGACGCGAACGCCACCTGTACCATATACGTAACTTGAAGCACCAAATGTTCCTGTTGCGCCTGAAGCGCCAGAACCGTCGGTTGTGTTGAATAGACGTGGAGATTCCACGAACATTGCGCCTTCGTATGTACCGATAGTACCTGGCCAGAACTGGGATGAACCAGTCTCTGAGTACTTATGGTCATCACGCCATCCACCTGAACCTGTTTCAGCACGAAGATCGTGTGAAACTTCAGGGTGGATACCGCACCAGTAGTATTCTCCCTGACGTGGGACAACCTTGTTGGCGCGTAGCTTAGCTACTGCAAGACGGATGTCACGTGACTTGATTGTAGAAGTATTCTGAATCAAGGCCTGTGAAGTACCGTTTGTGTATGAACCAGCATATGTGCTGATTGGTGTTGTAGGAGCGCCTGTTGGCTCTGCGATTACGTTTGAACCGAAGTTCAATTCGCGTAATGCAACAGTGTCAAGGCTGTCTGCCATGTTGAAAGCGATGATGTCAGCAATTGCTGGATCAACATCTGAGAGTGAGAAAAGTTCCAACTTGCGAGTAGCAAGTGAAGCATTTCCGTATTCGTTCAGAGTAACTGTAATAGGTGTAGTGTTGCCGATGGCTACTGCATCTGGATCAGTTGTCTCTGAAAGAGGGGATGTTACTGCGGTCATGTCGTTGTAAATTTGGAATACAACGGATGAGCCTGGCATTGCCTGCTGTACTGGACGCTTATCAGCAACATCGCGGATAAGTGGAACAGCACGGAGAGCAAATTCTACATAACGATCATAAGCTGTCTGAACTAGGGAAGTACCTAGTGACGAGCCAGAGGTATCTGTATATGCCATTTGTTCACCTTCTTTCTATGAGGGTGTAGTGTGCGGATGGGTTAACGACGAGGACGTCCTGTAGTTTCTCCAAAAATCAATACATCAAGTTCGTCCTTAGTTTTGACGCCAGCAAGCTGAGCGGCAACATCTTGGTTACGAGATGGTGTATTAGCATTGTGTGTAGTCGCATTGATGCGCTGCACATTCATTGCATTTTCTGAGAGCTTAGGTGCCTCATCGGTTTGAGCAGTCTCACTTGCAGTAAAGCCGAATATGTCGGCATTTTCTGCTAACCAAGCATCAATCTGCTCAGGCGTACTGATGTCGCCAGGAATAAACTTGGCGACCTTTGAAGGTACGCCTTTCTTTTCCAATACATCTGTGACTGAACGACTACGTAAGTCGGATTGGATGCTAGCCAATTGCTCAGCTAGTTCTTTCTTTTCTTTCTCTGCTCGCTTTAACGCTTTGCGGAGATTCGCAGGACCATCAGCATTTTGCTGGTCTAGGTCCATGTCGTCTTCATCATCATATTGGTCTGCCATTTGGCACTCCCTTGTTAGTCAATTGATCGCAGGCCGCAAGCTATCCTCAGGGGAAAGGATATTGGCTCCCACTACTGGTCTTCGGTTACGCAACCCCAACGCCAGTCGATAGGGGTAGGTCTATTGGTTAGAGAACGCCTTGGCTCTCTGTGTAGAGACTGCCCTTGCCAGCTCCTGCTGAGCCGCTAAAGGCATTTACTTCTTGTCCTTGTAGTCTCTGAGTATTTGCTGCTGCTAAGCCAGCATTAGGTCCACCAAATATATCTGCCATTAAGGCTGCACCTTGATCTGCAGCAGATGATGGTTGATACATAGCGGCAAGTCTTTGTTGTTCTGGAAGCATCTGGGCAATAGTCTTAAAGCCCTTGGCTGCTTCTGCTTGGCTAATGTTTGATGCACCGTATAGCATCGCAGTAGCATTGTTAACTGCTAGCCCTTGACGTTGTGCTTCAGCACCAAACTGAACTGCCTGTGCTTGCTTCTGAAGGATAGGTAACGCAGCAGTTGGATCAAGTACGTGAGCAATCATGTCGCCAGTGCTAAGGCCGTATTGCTGTTGCAACGACTGGCGATAGAATGGATCTGAATCTGAAATTGCTTGAGCTGCTAGATCAACACGTTGCTTTACTTCAGTTGGGCTGACGTCGGCAGCAATGAACTTAGTAAAGTCATCTTGGCTATCGTAAAAACCTTTTGGCAATCCAGCAGCTGACATGATCTGACGGTATGAACGCTCAGTTGCAATGTATTCTGCTGGGCTAAGTGGTGCCATGCCATTCTTAATGCGAGTAGCATTACCAGCAAAGCGTGTCTGGAAAGCAATAGCCAATGGGTTAGTGCTAGTTGGATCTTGAGCAATCAGCGAAATTGTATCTGCTGAGTAACCTTGAATAACCATGTCAGTAATTGCTTTAGCAATGTCTCCGCCCAAGCCGTAGGCATTAAACATGGCGATAAGATTCGCAATTGAATTTTGTTGTGTCGCTGTAGGTCCTGTTGAACCAGCACCTTCTGGATCAGCTACTTCTTCCGTAGTTCCATCATCGTAGGTAATAACTTTGATACGGCCAGTGCCAGAACCTTTGTAAGTAGTTGACTTTACTACCTTAGTTTTGCCAGGTGTTTCTGGATCTGCCACTTCATTTGTAGTGTCGTCATCGTAAGTGGTAACTTTAATGCGATTAGCGCCAGTACCTTTATAGGTAATTGATTTTACTTTTTTACCTTGTGCATTAACAACAAGGTTTGCAGCAGCGGCTGCGGCTGCGCCGCCAGATAGTCCAACATTTGTATCTAAACCACTAATTGCTGCTGCCGCTTCTGGGCTAAGCACTGCTTGGTTTTCTGCCGTAAGGGCATCAATAGATTCTTGAGTGTTGCCAACTTCTGCTTGCGCTTCAGATTGCAATTGCTTGGCAGCGAGAACATCTGGATCAGTTTCAGCAGCCGCTTTAGCAGATGTTTTGATCGCCGCATCATATGCTGCTTGTGCTTTTGCTAAGATTTCTTTGGCATTCCTAGCATCTGGGCCGTTACCTGGGTTTTGCAATACTGCTCTTTGCGCAGCAATAACTGCTTGATATGCTTTTTCTCTAACAGAAAGTCCACCATCTACTGCTTGAATAGCCATTAGTATGTCATCCCCAAACTGGTAAGGACAGAGTGAGCAACGCTGTCAAGGCTCTCGCGTGAATTTTTTGTGAAGCCCCACTCAGGAGATTTCTTTGCATCAATCTCTGATTGCCAGCTAGACTTTAAAATTTGCTTGTTAGGATCTTTAGGATCTTGAGCAAATACCATGCCAGCAT